GGAGTCAAGGATGTGGAACGTGCCGATCGTGCGGACGTCGGTGTTGATCGGGGTGAGGCCCGAAGGGTACGACACGCTGATGATGCCGTTGGCGGCTCCGGCTCCGGTGGACTGGAACGCAACCTGCACCCACACGGTCTTCTGGATCCGTGCCCAACGTGCGTAGAGGACGGTGCCGGTCAAGGTCGTCGCTCCACTCTTGACGGTTGGCGTGTAGGTCTCCCACGCCGCGCCGATCTCTTGAAGTTTGGCGCCCGTGAGCACTTGCCCACTAGACACGTTTGCCGTCCATTGAGTTGCCATCAGGTCACCATCCGAGTCTGCTGGTATTCAGAATACCGAGTGTTGAGGAGTTGAGTGTGAAGAACTGGTAGTACTGAAGCGGGGAGAACGTCATTCGGAACAGGGTGGACTCGGGGCCGATGTTCACCTCGACGCCTTCCATCACGACGGCGACCGTTGTTGATGATCCTCCGGGGACGGTGTAGGACAGGTTGATTGTTCGGTTGTACGTTCCCCAGCATTGGCTCATGTAGGACGCGAGCGCGATGCTGTTCTGGCTGGTGTCGCGGAACGAACAGTCGAAGTACAACGACGCCGGGTCGGAGAAGTTGTTCACGACCCAATCGGAGTTGCCGGAGGCTTGGCTGGCGTTGTAGTCCACGGTCTGCGAACTGTAGAACGCTGGGCCGTACAGGTTGAGCGAGGTGGTGTTGGTTGAGGTCTGGTCGGCGACGCCGGTCGAGGAGACTGTCGCGCGGTTGATGAACTGGGAGCCGTTCTGGATGCGTGTGAAGTCTTGGTAGGCGATCTGCGTGGTCGAGGTGGTGCGTCCGAGGGTGGTGGCGATCGGGGAATAAGTGGAGACGATGTCACGTGCCACCCAGTTGAGGACGGAGCCTCGAAGGACGACGTAGCCGCGCTCGGTGGTTTGGAGAAGGTTCAGGTAGTTGGTGACGGTGCCGGTGTAGGTGGTGGCGGAGGCGGTGGATTGTCCGAGGCCGATCGCGGAGACTGCCATGTCGGACGGCAACGGTCCGAGGGCAGACGCCTCGAATAGTTCCAGTTGGAAGCCGGTAGCGGCTTGGGCGAGGGAGAGGGCGGTCGCTTGGACTCGGCCGGCTCGAGAGATCCAGTCCACGGCGGTGATCGTCGCGGTGTTCAGGCCGGTGCTACCGGGATAGTCGTCGTACGTGACTTCTTGGACCCAAAAGATCTGGTTGAACTCGGCGGCCCCGTTGTTGGTGATTTGGATGGTGGAGCCGTATCCGATCCCTGAGGCGTAGTTGGCGGAGTTGTTGATGGTGAACGTCATGCGTCCGCCCATGTAAGGGTCGAGGTACTTGGTGCGGCCTTGCTGGATTCGGGCCGAGAGGACGCGACTGGTGATGTCCACGGCGGAGCCGCCGACCGGCGTGTGGGTGATCGTCCAGTTGAGTTTGGGCATCACATAGTCCGAGTGTTCACCGGGACGGGACCGGACTGGCGGACGTACTGCTGGAGTGCGCGAACGACGGCGTCAGGATCGGCGGAGGTCACGGTCACGTTGATTGTTGAGCCGCCGAGGGCGTGGTTCGGGGTGACGTATCCAGACTGTCCGGAGCCGAGGGTGAGCAGTTCGGGGCCGCGCTCCCCGACGAGATATGTACCGGCTGAGACGGGGCCACCCATGGCGCGACCGGGGATGCCGAGTGTGCCAAGGAAGGCCTCGTTCTCCATGACCGCTTGGACGGCCTGTCCGACTGAGACGTTCATGCCTCGAGCGGAGCCGGTCTTGATGATGGCGAGAAGGGCGACGGCGCGCTCGAGTTGCTTGGTGTTCACCAAGACGAGCAGTTGGTTCTGGTCCTCGTTGGACAGGTTGATGGTCTCCGCCAGAGTGGCGATCTCGCGGATGACGTTGGAGACGGCCTCCTCGTAGGCGGCGACTTTGGAGGGGTCGGCGAACGCTTCGGCGGCGGCTGTCTTCAGTTCGTCTACGGCGTCGCGCGCCTCGTTGATGGCGTCCTGTGTGTCGAGCGTGTCGAGGAGGCGTTGCCATTCGATATTCAGGTCGTAGGTGGCGTCGGTAGTGTCCTCGAGGCCCTTGATGAGGTACTTGTCCTGATCGATGGCGCGCTTCCGGGACTCGTAGTAGCCCTGATACATGGCGGTCGCGGCTTCAGCGGCGCGCTCCTCGCCGTACAGCATGTCCTCGATCTCGACCTGTAGTTCCTCGCTTGGACCTTTGAGGCCGCGAACGTCGTCCACGAATCCGGCGACCTTGGCGAAGCCGTCCACAAGGCCGGTCACCAACGGGATCAGGGTGTTGCCCAACTCGATCGACAGATCCTCCGCGGAGTCCTTCAGGTTGTCCATGGAGGAGCGGAACTTGCGCGCCTTCTCCAGTTCCTCGGTGTTGATGACCTTGGCGTCGGACACTTCAGCGAGGGAGGAGCGGAGTTTGTCGGAGCCTCCGGCGATCAGTTCCGACATGGACTGCCAGCCCTTACCGAGCAGTTCAGAGGCGACTCGGGCGCGTTCTGCCGGATCCTTGATGCCGTTCAGCCGGTCGATGGTGTTGAGGAAGGTCTCGTTTGCGTCAATCGTGCCGTCGTCCGCGTACTCAATCTGAACACCCAACTCCTCGAACAGTTCGGGCGAGTTACCGAGCACCTTGTTCATCTTGCCGATGGACGTCTCGAGTGCTCCGGTCTCGATGCCGATATCGCCGGCGACCTCCGCCAGCCGGGACGCCTCCTCCACGGTGAGACCGGTCTTGTCTGCCAGTTCTCCGGCAGCGATCGCGACGTCTTGGAAGTCTCCGATGGCCTTGGCGGCGAACGTGGCGATAGATCCTGCGGCGGCGATCCCGAAGGTGGCGGCGTTGGCCTTCACGGCGTCGAGCGCGACCTTGCCTCCAGCCTTGAACTTGCCCATCGCGCCCTCGGCCTTGCCGACCTCCTGCTTGAACAGGTTCATGGCGGCCTTGGCGGCCTTGATGCCGGAGTCCTCGAGGGACGTGATGATGGGGATCTGGATTGCCATTAGAGCCTGACTCTCATTAGTTCGCGGTTGGCTTCCATGGTGACGTCACGGACGGTCTCGGTGAGGCGACGTTCCACCTCGGGCATCATGCGCTCGATGTCCTTCCAGAAGTATCTGGACGGTCCTCCGGGCAGATCCTGTCCGAGGTTGGGTCGCTTCATCTGGGGAGGTACGGCGCGACGGTCGTTGCGTCCGTTCCCCTTGCCTGCCATGTCTGCGATGGAGACGGCGGCTCCTTGGCTCATCACCTTGACGACGCTCAACGGGATCTCGGTCGAGACGGCGTTGATGTCCTTCTTCGGCTTCTTGAACGAGGTGCGGACCACGGCGCGCTGCTTGGTGGCCCATGCTGTGCGTCCGTCGTGGCGGAACCCTCTGATCGGTGGGGTCGCCGGGATCCGGTTGTTGATGGCGTCCGCCAGAGGCTTGACGTCGTCGCGCATCTTCTTGAGCATGGCGCGACGCAACTTCGGCTCGATCTTGCGGAGATCGCGGAGCGTCTCGTTCAGGCCCTCAACCTTGATCGTCATCGTCTCGCCTGTTCTGCCTTCTTGTCCTGCTCGTTTAGTTGTCGGATCATCTCGCTGATGACCGAGGGTTCTGTGTCGAGTAGGAGTCCGGGTGCGATGCCGGTCCTGAGGGCCAGCGTGGCGATCAGTCGGGTGACTTCTCCGGCGTACCTGCTCGTTCTTTTGGGATGAACTTGACCTCGGCGACGGTGTCCAACCATGGGGTGAACAACTTGACCGGGACACCTGCCGCCTTCACGGCCTCCCATGCGAGGTAGGCCATCGGCTTAAACTTGACGTCCTCGAGGAACTTGGACCACGACAGGTTCGGGTGGTGGTCCTCCCAACGGCAGGCGACCCCATAGGTCACGGGGGCTTCGTGGATCTCGCCGTCGTTCATCACGACTTGGATGGTCATTCCGATCATGGCGAGATCCTACTTAGCCGAGGCTCAGGGTGTGGTGATGTCGCGCGCCCACGTTCCGCCGACGAACTCGAGCGTAATCATCGCCAACTCTCCGACCGTCGAGGCGACCGGGCTGAAGGAGGCGAGCATGGCGTTCGTGATCGTGTACTCCGGGTTGGAGGCGGACTCGGTGGTTCCGCTGGGGGAGATGACGAGAGTGGTGTTGCCCTGTCCGACGAGGGCCGCGCACATGGTCTCGATCTCGGAGGTGGCTCCCGATCCGCCGTAGGACAGGTAGCACTCAAGGGAGACGCTGATGGACTGGAGGCCCTGAACGTACTTGCGTCCGGTGTCTCCCAT